GCAGTGCCCATTTGAGTTTCAACACGGTTGGTGTACTCGTTTACATAGCTAGTATCCAGCGTCTCCATACGTTCTTTAAGCTGCTTGGCTTCCGCTTGAACGTTTTGAGCATAACGAATAGCTTCGTCTTCACGACGTTTAGACTCATTCATCTTCTTTGTTAGTTGATCAATGCGCCTTTGCGTTTTATTTTTAGCTTTGTCGAAGTTGTCTTCTGACGCTTCTGACGCTTCGACTTCCGGATTTTCTACTCCGTCAATCTCAACTTCAGTTTCTTCGGCGTTATCTAAATCTAATTCAATTTGTTGTTTTTCAGCCTCGGCCATTTTCTTCTCCTAGAAGTGTAAAATATCTTCGGGTTCCTTAATTTTAGCTAAAACCTCATCATCATTGAGTATTCTAACCTCACCACCGTCAATTTTAAATCTTGAACCAGAGTACCGAGCAAACATCACCCAGTCACCCTGCTCGCACCAAACGCCCGTAGGAAACTTTTCAGAATCCTTATAAGCCAGTGGACCTACTTTCAAGACATATCCGACTTGTGTAGAAACCGTCTGTTCTTCGACAACCGCATTTGGCAGGTAAACACCTCCGTCGGTTTTACCTTTCCCACGGTATGGAAGAACAAGAATACGCCACCCTGTTGGAGTGGGTAACTTTTCTAAGAGAGATCCCCCGATAGCTTCGGGGTCTAGAACCTTATCTGTAGGTTCCTTGTATGCTTCTGCGAGGTTAGCGACTCCCTCGGATATTGCGTCTAAATCAACGCTTTGCGCTTTAGTCATTACTTCGCTCCTGTTTATCTAGCAGGCCCTTGAGTTCCTGTTCCACGTGATCTAGGGCTTTTAAATTACCCATGAGCTCACGATACTGCTCTATGTTCTTGACGTTGTCATAAATAACTAAGTCTTGAACGCCTTGCCGCCGTTCTTTTATTATGCGAAAAACAGCTTCCGCAAAATGTACTTCATCCAATCTGATAACTCCGCATTAAATCCTATGTGTTCTTATAACACACTATTCAGATTCTGCAAGAGCCCTCATCCGGTCTACCAAGCGCCTTGCGCGGTTAGGGACTTGAGTGTACCAACGCGAGTCAACCATCTCGTCTGCGGCGGAATTAAAGTCCCTAGCGTCTACGCCAGCCTTCATACCCTTAAACTTGGACAGCCTTGGACGGCCCATATTAAACATCATGTTGCAGATGATATGCTGGCATTCCTCGGGTAGGTCGTCGAAGTCTTTATACAAAACTTTACACTCGTCCACGGTCACAGCCATATCCAAGGCAAACAAGTTTCTTACCCGTTCTTGCTCGACTACTGTACCGACTGGTTTTCCGTATTCTTCGTCGGTTTCAGTTATTAAATGACCCACGCCCGTTGTACAAAGGCCAAGATGATCCAAATAAATTTCGTATTTGCATCCTTCATCTTCTGCGATTTCTTCGCGTAATTTATCTTTGTTCATGCTTACTTCTTTCCAAAAAACTTAGAGGCCGCCCTTGTTCCAAAGCTTGCGCTCACGATAATCCCCAAGGTGTAGCGATAATACTCTGGCATAGTATCCAAAGCCGCAAACCCGTCTGTAACAATCTGCCTACCCCACTCTCCGCAGAAGGCTAGTATAAGTGGTACTGAAAATAAAATTGTAAGCCATTCGTCTTTCCAGCTTGAGGCCGAAGCGTCAGCCATCTTGAGATCCCAGTCAATCTCACCCGTGGCCTTCTTTTCCATGATAACAGCTTCAGCCTTGGCTTTAGCAACCTTTGCACCAGTCTCGGCTTTCTTTGTTTCAACCTTGCCCTCCAGCCATGTCCCGGCGAGGTTTGCAATAGGTCCTATTAATGCTTGTATCATTGTTTTAACTCCAGCATCAGTTTCAATTTAGCTAACTCAATCTCAAGCTGATGAACCCTAGTAACTGTGTTCTGCACAGATTGAGGCGGCTCAAAATCATCTATCCAGTTATCGTTTTCTTCAACCTCTTCCATAGTAAGCTCAAGATTGTGCTCTAAAAAACTGATGCGTTCTGTCAAACCGAAGTAAACCCAAACTGATACGGCTGTAAAAGCAATCATGCTTATAAGGTTCCGTAAAGGAATGGTTATCTCGCTTGCCTCATTTAGCTTTGTAGCTGCTTGTTTCATTTCTCACTGCCTAACCAAACTGCAAACGCGCCTGTCATTGCCCCAGATACAACGCTAATCATAGCACTTTGCTGTGTGGATAAATCCTCTAATGAAATGCCCCACTCAATAACCCGGATATACATCAGCGTCATTACCAGCATCATAAGGCGTGGGATAATCTTCCATTCAATTAACTGTTCAGCACTCATTACGCTCTCTTGTATTTGCTCTCACATTTATACGACACAGACTTGTATGGCGCGGGGAACAAAAGCTGCGTGTCTTGAAACATCTGAAGTACACGCTCAATACACTCCGCCTGCCTGTCATAAGGACCTTTGGCGTCAACTACCTTAACGCACTCATCCCCAAGTAACGGAGCACATATTATAAGAACCGCAGTAAACATTATTACCTCGCAAACATCACAGAACCGACAACACATACAACAACAAATATAATAGCCATAAGAGATATACCCACAGTCTTAGCCATATCCATAATTTCCTTATGCTTTTTCAAAGCCTCTCGTTGAGCTACTTTAGCCGCCTCCTTGGCTTCTTGTATTCTTTTTGCCCGTTCAGTAACAATACCCGCCCATGTGCCATGACCAAAACGCAAATCCACCATTTGGCTGATTTCGTACATTTTTTCTTTTGCTATCCTAGCGTCAATCATTTCACGAGCTACAGTATCTACGCCAAACTGATCGCCCAGACCTCCGCTAGCTTTTTTGTTTCTAGCTTGCTGTACTTGTTTCTCACCCACAAACAAGTCATCAATATAGTTCGCAATGTCTCCTACATCATTAGCCGTACCAATAGCCGATTTAATGCCGTCAACAGCACTCTTGAAAAGAGCTATGCCAGCCAGTGTCTCCGCAATCATTTTGCCCCCTAAAAACCCTTACTTACCTTGTTGTTTGAGAAGTTCCCGCTCCATAGCTGACTGAATACGAGCCTGAGTCATTGACTCCTGACTAGCCATCCGTTGTTGGAATTGCTGCGCCCGTGTCTCTTGGTTCTGTGCATCAAGCTGCAACTTGGCTTGGTCCACTTGTGCGTCCGCCTGCTCGGCTTGCGCCTTGATCTGTAGCTCTTTTTCTTTGAGTTGTACCAACGGATCTGGGCCCTGACCAGACACCTGCTGTGACATCTGCTTGACCATCTGCATACCCTCGGCAACAAACTGTGCCGTCAAGCCCTCTACCTGCAACATCTCTTCTTCGGTAGCCGCCTCGCCACCTGCGGCTTGACGAGACTGAATAAACTGCACCGCTGCTTTTTCGCGAGCCATAATTCGTACATGTTCCATTATATGCTTCTGAAGCGCCATAGCAATAGCAGGCATACCGCCAACCATTGGAGTAGAGCCAAACACCATATGCGCCATAATATGTGCTTCATGCTCCTGACCCTCAAACGCTTGCATCGGCACCATGTCCATTGAGTCGATGTTCTCTTGTGCCGGATCTTTAGGCGTAGGCTCCTCATCTGGAATACGCTTCATAATCCTGTCGGTATCCTTAACACCCAACGCTTCGTACATGTCCTTGTACACTTCGTGCATGTTGTGTAACTCAGGTGCCGCACCCGCTAGCTGTAGCTTAGTCTGGGCCAGAGCAATCCGCTGCGACTGACTAAACATGTTAGGGTCCGATACAGGAACTACATCAATCCGGCCATCAAAATCGCTAGCCATAACTTTGGATTCCGCACCTTCAACCGTGTACGGATACTCCTGTGGCAAACTTTCCGACATCACACGAGCTAGCATCTTAAACTCTAAACGCATGGCATAGTGAAGCCGCTTGTGAACAGCACTCATTACTCGTGCGCCCTGCTCCAGCAAAGCAACCGTAGTGCCTACCGCAGCATTCTCATTACCGTCACCAACCTTCATGTCGGTGATTTGAGCAAACCTGCGACCCGCATCTACAACAAACCCTAGCAAATTAAACAGAGTCTGGTCGGGGCCCTTGAATGGCAACGGCATCAGGCTGTCACGAATAGCCCCTCCGGGAGCATCCACATCGCGGAACTCTCCGGGCTGCAACGGTTCATCATCGTCCCTGATCCGTAGTCCGCGGGCTTTGAAACCCGCAGGGAGGTTGGACAACGTACCAGCGTCAATCAACTGTCGCAGTGCCGCCGTGGCGGTGCGTGACAACCCGCCAATGGTGTGAATAAGGCCCAATCCATAAAAACCAAACCCCGGAAGAAACTTATAATGCACAAAATAATTAATCTTCTGCTTCTTTTCGTCATCCTCAAGGTAATTGCGACGTATCGACAATATCTGTCCGTTATCCTGACTAATGGTGACTACATATGGTATCTTAATACCCGTAAACTCACCGTCTTCATCTTCTTCCTCATACCCCTCTAAATCCAAATCAACATGACACTCCAAAAGAGTGCAGTCATAATCAATCTGAGAAGGTGACATACCGTCAATGCGATTGATTTCGTCGTCCACGGAATTTGTATCGCCCTGAGAAGGCAGTACGGGAATATCCAAATAGAACCCAGATACCTGATGCTTACGCAAGTCGTTCAGGGACATGCGAACAACTTGGGATATATTTGGACAAGTAGCTAAATCAGAGGTTTCATACGGCACAACAAGGTTTTCTGCCGGAATAAACTTACTTACAGCACGACCGCGAGCCTCGTCATAATAAATCTTCTTAAAGGTAGAACCAGCCAGTGGTAAATAAAACAACATCTGGTCTAAGTCAGGCGTATATTCTTCCATCACGTTGGTGATGTAATAATTCATAAACTGCTTTACACGTATTGCCTGCTGCTCTTTTTCTCTTGTTTCGGCTCCCATGACAGCAGTTCGCACCGGGCCAGACGCTGGCAACAACTCGTTAAACGCTTGCGCTTGGAATTGTGTAGCAGCCTCTGCGAGCAAGGGATGGGTAACTCCGGAAGCTCCTCGGAACGGCTGCGAACGCTCCTCGTAAGAGAACCCCAACAACTCCAAACCGTTAGCATAAGCATCTTCCCACTCCTGTCGTCCTGCTTTGTTGCTGTCAAACTCAGACATCAACTCACCCGCAATCCGAGACAACTCACGGTCAGGCATCTCTTCAGCTAGGTTGGCGTAGAAATCATCGCTCTCACCGCGCTGGTCCTGCGGATCGAAGTCCACAGTCATACCGCCATCTTCATCCGGCGTAATCTCAATGTCCATGCCTTCAGCCATACCCTCAAAGGATACGACGTTGTCCTCCATGCTGCCCGGAAGCTCTAATTCCACTTCAGCAGCAAGGTCCTCCATATCCAACTGGGACGGAACATTGTCCACCATGCCTGCAATAGGTTTACGTGCCATGCGTTATCTCCTTTGGCCTAACTTACCATAGGCCGGTTCATATTCCTAGCTATTGGGGCCGTGGTCCGCGGAACGCGAAACATCAATCGTACCTGTTGATATCAAAGAAGCCCTGCTTATCCCGAGGAAAAAAGATATCTATACCTTTTTCAGGAGACTTAAATCTCCGCTCTCCGGGGGCCCTACCAAGAACTACGTCTAGCTGGTCAAACACCGCTTGGTCTACCATCTTTGTGATTTCTTGCGGACTAGCCTGAACCCCAGCCTTGCGTAACAAATTAGCGCCAAAAGCGTTATTTCGCTTATCCATAACAACATCCGCATCCGTAGCTGTGCCAAGAACGGGCATGTAACGGTCAAACATCTCCCCCAAACCACCTACTTTTTCAGCAGTATTCGGGCCAAGGTCTTGTGCAAGTTCCGCGGACATTAGTGCGTGAGCCCTAGCGTCCTCTAACTCTTGATAGGTAGGCATGTCGTGCCGAGGGCGTTCTGCCCGCATAGCCTCAGAGGTGTTGTAAAACTCTCCGCGGTCAACGTCGTCCGGATACCCGTATTTTGTTTCCAACACTTGCTCAAACGTCGGGGACCCTTCTGAATAATAAATCGAAGAACCCTCGCTGCCTTCTCTTCCCGAAGCGCGGACCATGTCCTGATAATCCCTGTCCGGTAAATCAATCCGTGGGTCGAGGAGCGCGGACATAATACCCGCCTCTTCTATTGGAACCTCACCGCCGTCCTCAAACTCAGCAAAGTTTCTGAGACCTTTTTTCTGACGGTCTGTCAGAATTGTATAAATTTTATAATCATTATCAACAAGGTCGGCTACGTTGTTGTTGCCAATCCGCAAGATGCGGCGCTTGTCATCGTTGCTAACCCCCGCTAGAGGGTCCACTCCTCCGCCGTCGGCAAAACCTATTGGCGTTTCCGTGAACGAACCGTCCGGAGATATTTCTACGTAAGACGGTACGTTATTTCCGCTTTTACCATAAATAGAATTGGATGTTACGCTGCCATCCTCAAGAAGCGGCAGCATGTCCTCGGCTTCTATATCATACAGAGAGTTAGCCATGCCCGCATACGGAGATGCGCGGTCCGCGGTGTACTCATACCTTTGGGCGAACGTGCTACTTTTTTGCTCGGGAACCATTAAGTCGTCGCTGTAATACTTGTACGGGCGCTCGTCGCCCTCCTTGTACACAGGTCTGTTAGTCCGCAAATAATCTAGAAATTCTCCCAAACCTTCGCGAGAAGAACCACCCATTCCAAGATTTACCGCTGAATCAGCCATGTGCCCGCTTTCTGTTAGTAATAGGCGTGTATCTTACCATAACTTTCTTCTTCGTCCCAGTCATCTGTTGGTAGCTGTACGAAGTTGCCTTGCCGATATCGCATCAAAGCCTGTGTCATGCTATCAACCAAGTCGTCATACTCCCCATTAGGGAACGCCGCTACCTCTTCGATTAACTCGTCCGCAAACGTAGTGTCTGGGGCCCAAACCATTCCAGCCTCAAAAAGTGGCGATACCGAATGAACCCTCGTTACCTTATCATTACCTTTACTCGGCGTAAAGTTAACAACAGGTATGCCCATGTTCCGTAGTTCGTGAGTCAAAGGGGTCCCTGACGCTTTGGCTTCTACGATTACAGTGTCGGGGTCCCAGTAAGTGTATTGCTCTAACGCCTTTTCCTTCAACTCCGGAAAGTCCCACCGACCCTTCTGACTGTCCAAAAGAATTAAAGCCGGGGGACCCCCAATCTCCTCTGGACGAAAAACACCCCACGTTGTAATCGCAGAATAGTCAGCGGTCTCCTTCCTACTAAACGCCGTATCGTAACTCTGAATTACAAATTCAAGATTAGGGATTTTTTCCTGCTCCCACTTGTTCCACCACTCACGGCGAATGATGGCGTTCTCTTCGCCCGTCGGATTCTGCTGATACTGAGCGTTCCATTTGCTGGGAGGGATAGAGGCTTTGACCGCGGTTAAATCCTCCATTGACCAAAACTCAGGCCAACACGGCGTGTCATCCTCAAAAATAGCAGGAAGCTCCACAACCTCCCACTGATCCGCTAATGGATCTTTAGACATGGCCTTCAAAAGCTGGCCCGTCATATCCTTCTCAGACCACCTCGTCTGAACCAAAACAATCGAACCACCCGGCTGAAGTCTCTGCCGGGGGCCCCCAGTGTACCAATCCCACGCATCATCAAAGCCGTTCGCGGACATCGCGGTCTGCTCCGAGTGCGGGTCATCAATAATAATTAAATCACCACCACGACCCGCCAAGTTCGATCCAACGCCAACGGCATAGTACATTCCACCAGACGCGGTGTCCCACCGTCCCGACGCTTTACTGTCAGCAGCCAAACGAACTTCCGGGAATATGTCTTTGTAGTCATCGCTATCAATTAAGTTCTTTGTCTTTCGTCCAAAGTTTACAGCAAGCTCGGTAGTGTGCGTTGCCTGAATAATCTTCATCTTTGGATTCTTACCCATCATCCACGCAGGAAACAAGAAAGAAGCAAACTCAGACTTCGTGTGCCGCGGAGCCATATTGATAATCAAACGCTTTAGCTCGCCGCTCGCGACCCGCTGTAACTTGTCCGCAATAATTTTATGATGCCTTCCTGCGATAAACTCAGGCCACATATTTTTTACAAAAATTAAAAACTCATCTTTACAAGCTTCATTCTTTTCTAACTGCGCGAGGCGAAGTTGAAGCTTTAGTTCTTTGTCTGTCTGACCATCCATCGGGGGACCCTAAATTGCACAAAATATATGCACAAATATGCACATTTATTAGACAGTTAACAAGACCTCATATCTGCCTAATAAATAGGCAGTGTTTCACGTGAAACATTCTATACCGTTTTTCA